CGAGAACTTCCAGTCCAGGTACTATATACGCACAGGCTCGAAGATCTGTAACAGATACTTCTTCAATTGTAAGTGTAGCAGGAAGAGGTTTTATAAGCCCAGATTTAGATACTCAGCCGGGTGATGAATTTATGGGCTATGGCTCTTCAAGCGTTCCTATAACTCTAGCAAGTACAACGTCCGGAGAAACTTATCAGTTAAGAAACTTAACTGGAACAGCTCAGTATCAGAGCGCAACGGCTTCAGGTAGTTCTTTAACAATTACTCAAACAAGCGGCCTACCCGCACTAGATACAACTGTAACATATTCAGTATACGCATTAAAGTCTGTTGCTACTGGCGGAAGTGGGAGTTACGTAGCAACAGGGGACACCTATACTATAGAAAGAGCCCCTACCCCTTCTGACGCTCCTACTAGTAGAGACCACTGTAAGTCAGAGTGGGTCTGTATGGTAAATAGTACAAACAGAGCTATTAATTATACTGCACCTAACCCCGGCACTTTAATTAAAAAACGGACTTCGGGTGGAACAGTTTCAACTATAGTTGACCTTTCTGCAAACACCGCTCCTACTTCGGGAGCTACAACAGGAACCGATTATGAGCAAGGAGCCGTTTTTTATGGAGAAAAATCTAGTAATGGTGACCCAGAAGCAGTATATTTCTTTGGAGGAGGAAATCAACAAGAATCCATAGTGCCTACTAGTTTAAAAGGTCAGAAATTTGTATCCTATAATAATCGAAATGCTCCTGCGACTCATTATATTTGGTCAGACACTACTCAAGAAATTTTTGTTTATGACAATATTTCTGGAGGAATAAAAACTGGAAATCCTACAAGTAAGATAAGTCTTACTGCAAATATTGTAAGTACATATCAAACTTCTACTTTAAGTGCGTATGTATGGTTTACAGGCAGCTCCGACTTCGTTATGTCAAAAACAAGTAATGGAGCAGACAGAAACATTATGGCCCCTATGTCAGATGCGGTATATTCCTCTCGAAGATTCAGCTCTTTCCCAGGTATTGCAGAAGATGGAGCAAATGGTAGTAATGTATCAGGCACTTACTATGCTGCTGATGCGACAGATCAAATCATGCGTCACGGAATTGGCGATGGATCTGGCAGCGATTCAGAAAGTGCTCTAGGTACTCAAAATCTTTCAGACGTTTATTTGTGGGGCCAAGTTCTGTCGGACTTTGTAATTGTTGCTCCCTTCACAGGCACTATTATATGCGAGAGGTGGGCGGGAAGCTTATTTAATTCTAAGTGGATAGTAGAGGAAGTTTTTCAACCCACAGGAACGGCAACCAGCCCCACTGCTTATATTCGAGCAGCAGTTGATGGTTTTGGAGTACAATCAAACATTACCTCCGGAGCACTCGGGTCCCCTCTTTATTTTTCGAGTGGAGCAACCATTTGGAGATGGAGAGGGACAGGAAACTTCTATTTAAGAAATAACTATATTACGGACGAAGAGATGGTTCTCGGGTACACAAAAGACTTTGATGATACTTTTGATATAGTGGGTCCAAATACTATTGGGTATGCAAATGAATTTATAGAATTCACTCTTACAAACGGTACTACAGGAACCACGAATTATAATTTAAATCCAAATGATACTAATAGGTTAAATGTAACGGGCACTCAAGGCTTGGGAGTAAACTTAGGTTTAGGTTTAGACGGAGGTTCTTCTACCGATAGTCCTGATTATGGAGAAATAGCGGAGTATGATAAAGCTTGGGTCAGATCTGATACTTCTGGGAATGCGCGGCCCCAAGGCGCTCTAACAGATAATGGTGCTTTGATAAAACTTGGAAGGCTTGGCGCTATATCTTTTCTTAATGAAAACAATGCTACTGCTAATACAACTTATACAGCTTTTGATCAAATACAAGGAATAGGCACTACATATAATCTTGACGGAACTGTTAGTAACGATACTATCACTGTAAAGCTGGAAGGAGGGACAGGAACTTTTGCAACAAACACAACTAGTACTGTTCCCGCCTCTGGTAATTTTACAACCGCAGACAAGGTTATAAGTAATAACGAATATGTTTTTGCAAGAGTCACGGCCCCAGCAAATCAGGGGCAGACACAAACTGTAACTCTAGGATTTTATGAAAATTCTTTTAGCCCAGAGGAACGACTACAGCTAACTTCTTTTAGCGCAACTGTTCCTTATTCTACAAATGCCGATGATTTCAACATTAAGATTTTTGATACTGATGGGTCTACTAGCGTTTTAAGTGAAGCAACTCGTTATATTAAAGTTTTGAAGATAGAAGAAATTGCTACTATTAGCCAAGGAAATAGCACACTTATAACTTGCGATACAACGGACCTTACAACCTCAAACTCAGACTTATTATATTATGGAAATGACTACGACTCACAACAGAATTATAGTGTTTCTATAGAGTCTACGGGCGTTAGGATTACCGCAGTAGATGGCCCTGTTTATGCAGCCAAAGTATTTGTAATAAGGTATTAAAATATGTCTTTCGGAATAAAAACATTCAATGGAAATGGAGATGTTACTCTCGACACTAGCATATCAGGTATTAGTGGTTTAAAAATAGTAGGTGCAGGAACCGGAGCTTTTATGAGCTTAAGTCAAACTTATAGAACAAGAATTTATGATAAGGCTAAAAATCAAGTATTTGTAAGAATACAACCTACTTCTGGAAATTCAGACGCAGTAGCGTTTGATAGTCTTCGATCGGGTGCAGGAGCAGATTTTAGGCCTCCTGGTGTTCCTGGGGGAACCAACCCTTCTCAGGTAGTAGATTATATTATTACTGAAAGATTTGTAGACGAAGGGACTAATTCAAGCCCTGGATATGGAGTAAGAGTGTATGATGATAATGGGGATATAGAATTTGACTCGTCCACACTATTAGGTTTTGGAGGCGCATCCTTAAAAAATGTAATACCTTCTTTTAGTAGAGAGTCTTCACCTAATACAAAAGGTAATCTTATTACTGATAATTTAAATGATTATGTAGATATAAGCTGGGGGTTCTGGACATTTAATAATATAGGTTATACTGGATTATCTTTTTACAATAATGTAGCAGACGATAATGGAGACTTTATGACTGGAGCAGCATTTATTTCAAGTGGAGAAGGAGGCTTTGCCGGAGGCTTATCAGTGATAGACGACACAGTACCCAACCCCACCCCTATATTAGTACTAACCGCAGGAGGGTCGGTATGAACATTAAATATGTTGCTGTAGTTAATAGCACTACAGGAGAAATAAAACAGCTATTCACTGCTCGAGGCCAAAACTTGGCCGAAGGCTACCACGAAGAGTTAGGCGGAACTGTAGTTCATATTTTTGATGAATTACTCAGTACCACTCAGTTTGTAAATACAACTTATTACGATATGGAAACTTCCACGTGGCTTAGTAGAGAAGCTAAGCCAAATGGTGTAGCCACTTGGGATGGTTCTGCTTGGACTTGGAATAATGATGATTTATTAAATTTAATTAGACTTGAAAGAAACTCAAGAATACAAAAAACTGATTGGGCAGTTTTGCCAGACTCCCCTTTAACAGAAGCCCAAAAAACAGAAGCCCAAACTTATAGACAGGGTTTAAGGGATATTTCGTCAACAGTTGATATGTCCTCTATTAGAAGAATGAGAGATGTAGTTTGGCCCACAAAACCCGATTTTCTTTGATCCGGGCAAAAATAATTCTTGACTTTTAGCTCAAGCCATCATATAATTCGAAACATGGACTTAGTAAAAATTGCGCCGGAGAACCTTGAAGTAGCGAACGCTTATTTAAGCACAGGTTCGGCGCTCGTTGCCGCCAATCAGCTTGGCATCACCCCCGACAAAGTTTACGCGATTATCGAGAAAACTGAAGTCAAAGACTATATGAACTCGGTCTATTTAGACCAAGGTTACCGAAATCGTTTTCGCCTTGCAGAACTACTCGACGAAGTTATTGAGAAAAAATTAGAAGAAGCTCGTGATACGGATATGTACTCGTCAAAAGACTTAGTCGACATCCTAGCACTCGCCCACAAGATTTCAGAAGATCATCGCAAAGAAGCGAAGACTTCAACCAATATCCGTCAACAAAACGTTCAAATCAATGCTCCTTTTGGCGAAGGAAACTACGGGAAACTGATGGAGAAACTTTTAGGTGGAAACACAGAATGATCACGATCGAATCGTAGAGATCGAGAAAGAGATGCACGCGCACGAGATACAGTGCGAAGAGCGTTGGAAAACAACTTTCAATAGACTAGAAGATATAGACCAAAACTTACATAGAATCGAAAGCAAGATTATGGTAGGTGCAGGAAGTCTTATTCTTTTTCTAGCTGGAGTTATTGTAACGCTACTGACGAGAGGACTATGATTACTGTTTACGAAAAACGACCTGGACGTTGGAAAGTTACTGGGAGTGCAAAAATTTACCCTTCCAAAGAAGCAGCAACAAAAGCAGCGGCAGACCGTTTCGAAATTGTTACTACTCAAGAAACTGTAGTTAAAAATAACGATTGGCTAGACGATTACGAAGAAGAGTTAATCGCTGAAGAAATCGACCCTTTAGAAGCACTGAAACAGGCTAGAATAAATAATGGAAGTATCGAGGAAGGATCTGATCACGAGCCAGATCACGAACAGCAAGCATTTTCTGAAGGTACCGATTGAAGGATATCTTCAACTACTTGGAATACAGGCTATTCCAAGTCAGGTTGCACTAATAAATGCACTAAATAACCCAAAATACCGCTTTGTAGTCGGCGCCCTGTCTCGAAGACAGGGTAAAACATACATTGGAAACATTGTAGCACAGTGTGTAGCTTTAGTTCCAGGATGCCACGTACTTATCGTGTCACCTAACTACAATCTCTCAAACATTAGTTTCGATTTGCAACGTAATCTCATCAAGCAATTCGATTTAGAGATTGAGAAGGACAATGCCAAGGATCGGGTTATAGAACTTAGTAATGGATCTACAATTCGACTTGGCTCGGTGAATCAGATTGATTCAGTTGTAGGTAGATCATATGATTTTGTCCTCTTTGATGAGGCAGCTCTCGCTGATGGTGAGACTGCTTTTAACGTGGCTATACGACCCACTATGGACAAACCCAACAGTAAGGCGCTATTTATCTCTACTCCTCGCGGCAGGAATAATTGGTTTAGCAAGTTTTTCCAGCGTGGGTTTAATGACGATTTTCCAGAGTGGGTTTCTATAAAAGCTACTTGGCACGACAATCCTCGCGCATCAGAAGAAGATATTGAAGAAGCAAAACGCTCAATGTCAGAAGCGGAGTTCAAGCAAGAATATGAAGCAGACTTTAACATCTTTGAAGGCCAGATATGGAATTTCAATTATGAGAAATGTGTTCAAGATCTTACTGATATGGACTGTCGTGGTATGGATATCATTTCTGGTCTCGACGTTGGATTCAAAGACCCAACAGCCTTCTGCGTCCTCGCATTCGACGGAGAAAAATTCTACGTCCTCGAAGAATACTATGCAGCGGAACGAACCACGGAAGAGCACGCATCATATCTATCGGAGATAATGGAGAGAAGAGATGTCGATTACTGTTTTATTGACGCGGCTGCGGCACAGACTAGGTTTGATCTCGCACAAAACTATGACATT